TGAAAAGATTAAAGCAGAAAATGAATCACTAAAAGCAGAATTATCTGCATTAAAGTTAGAATTGAATTCAGAACCTGCAGCAAATCCGATTTCTTATAATCCTGAAAACGAAGTAACAAAATCAAATATGAAAATCGGCGGTAAAACAGTAAATACTGTTGATCGTATTTTAAGTAAAATGTATTAATTAAAAATAAATAATAAATAAAATGGCAACAACTTTAGACATCACAACAACTTATGCAGGTGAATCCGCAGGTAAATATATAGGTGCGGCATTATTATCAGCAAACACAATTGAAAACAATGGTATTACTGTAATGCCAAATGTAAAATTCCGTTCTACAATGAAAAGATTTGATTCTGAATCTTTAATTGCAGATGCAACTTGTGATTTTACTGCAGTAGGTGATATTACACTAACAGAACGTGTAATTGAACCAAAAGAATTACAAATAAACGCATTGCTTTGTAAAAAAGATTTTCGTTCTGATTGGGATGCAATCTCTATGGGATATAGTGCTTATGATGTACTACCTAAATCTTTTCAAGATTTCTTAATTTCAAGAATGTTAGGACAAGTTGCAGAAGCAACAGAACGTTCTATTTGGAAAGGTGTTAATGCTACATCAGGTCAATTTGGTGGTATCATGACACAAGCAATTGCAGAAGCAGGTACAGGTATTCCATCAGGACAAGTTGTATCAGGTACTACAGTAGATGCATCAAATGTAATTGCAGAAATGGGTAAAGTAGTAGATGCAATTCCATCAAGATTATATGCTAATCCTAACCTTAAATTGTATGTGTCACAAAATGTAGCACGTGCATACGTTCGTGCATTAGGTGGATTTGCAGCAGCAGGTGTAGGTGCAGCAGGTACAAACGCACAGGGTACACAATGGTACGGTACAGGATCAGGTTTATCTTTTGATGGCGTTCCTGTATTTGTTGCTAATGGATTGTCTAACAACGAAATGTTAGCTACATTAACAGATAATATTTTCTTTGGTACAGGTATCTTGTCTGATTTCAATGAAGTAAAATTAATTGACATGGCAATGATTGATGGATCACAAAATGTACGTTTTGTAATGCGATATACTGCAGGTACACAAATTGCTATCCTTGAAGATTGTGTAGTTTATTTTGACTAATTAAACAAATAAAGAAGGGGATGTAAAAAATCCCCTTTAATTAAATAACTAAAAAAATATAATAAAATGGCTTGTGAAATTAGCAATGGTAGATTAGAAGCGTGCAAAGATTCTGTATCTGGTATTGATGCAATCTATTTTATCAACTATGGTATTAATTTTCCTGATGATGTAACATTTAGTGCTACAGTAGGTCAAGAAGATGTAATTACTGCAGTTGCTAACGTGGATGATCTGTACAAATACGAATTGAAAGGTGCAAATAGTTTTGATCAAACAATTCAAACATCAAGGGATAATGGTACTACTTTCTTCGAACAAGTAGTAGTAGCACAATTAAAAAAGCATGATATTGCAACCCATAAAACAGTAAAATTATTGGCTTATGGTAGACCGCATATTGTAGTTAGAACAAGAAACCTACAATTCTTTTTGGTAGGACTTGAAAGAGGTGCAGATGTAACTGCAGGTACTATTTCAACAGGTACTGCTTTGGGTGATTTTGCAGGTTATAATTTGACTTTTACGGCGATGGAAAATATTCCTGCACCGTTTTTAGATTGTGATAATGAAGCGGATTTAGCAGCATTATTTGGTGGTGCAACTATCCACACATCATAGTTCTTGTTTTCCTGATATATGTTTAAAGAGGGGGTAATTAATTTTATCCCCTTTTTTATTTCAAAACAAATTACTTTTAAATAGTTATTATATTATGATAATCGTAACACCATCAGCAGGTTTAAAATCAGTTGTAATAGTTCCAACTACGGAACTTGAAATTGAAACGTGCATTATTCGTGATGATCAATCAAATATAGAAGAAGAATTAATTATTGATGATGTAATAGTTGGTGAATATTATACAACTATAGTAATTGATTTTCCTGAATTAATAGAAAACCATATTTACGATTTTTCAATATTAAATGATTTATACCAATGGGTTTATCATGATAGATTAATTGCAACTACACAAAGTGCAACTGAATTTAGTTTAAATGAAAATCCACCAAAATACAAAAGCAATATTACCACAAACGAGTTTATAACTTATGGATAATAAAGAAAATAAAAAAGTACGAATGGTGCAATTGGCAGCATACCAAACACCACAAGTACAGGAAAACAACAGGCAAGATTGGGTTGAATATGGAAGTGATGATAATTTTTTTCAATATTTAATTGACCGTTATACCTATTCACCAACGAATAATGCAATTATAAACAACATTGTTAAATTGATATATGGAAAAGGTTTAAATGCAGTTGATGCATCAAGTAAACCTAATGCCTATGCAATGATGCGTAATCTATTCAGTAAAGAATGTACTAAAAAACAAATTACTGATGCAAAAATGTTAGGGCAATTTGCAATTCAGGTTATTTATTCAAAAGATCGTAAATCAATAGCAAAAACACATCATATACCTGTACATTTATTACGTGCAGAAAAATGTAATAAAGATGGAATTATAGAAGCATATTACTATAGTGATAATTGGCAGGATACAAAGAAATTTTCACCTAAAAGAATTCCTGCATTTGGAATGAGTAACGAACCAATAGAAATACTATATATACAACCGTATACTGTTGGAATGAAATATTATGCATATGTTGATTATCAAGGTGCATTACCTTATACAGTATTAGAAGAAGAAATATCAGATTACCTAATTAATGAAGTACAAAATGGATTTTCAGGTACAAAGGTGATCAACTTTAATAATGGTATTCCATCTGATGAAGAAATGGATGAAACCGAAATTAAGGTTAAAAATACTTTAACAGGATCACGTGGAAAACGTGTAATAGTATCTTTTAATCATTCAGAAGCAGAACGTACTACAGTTGATGATATTCCATTAAATGATGCACCACAACATTACGAATATTTATCAGAAGAATGTATGCGTAAAATAATGTTAGGGCATCAGGTAACATCACCATTAATATTTGGTATTGCTACATCTACAGGATTTTCAAGTAATGCAGATGAATTACAAAATTCATTTATTCTTTATTATAACATGGTAATAGTACCATATCAGGAAATGCTATTAGATGCCTATGATAAAATATTAGCATTTAATGGTGTATCACTTAAATTATATTTTGAGACTTTAAAACCATTAGAATTTACAGATCCATCAGGAAATACATTAGAAGTACAACAAAATTTATCATCTGTTGATGATGTTGCAGATTTACTTATTTCGCAAGGTGAAAATGTACCTGATAATTGGGTATTAATAGATGAATATACAGTAGATTATGAAGGTGATGATATAGAAAACGAATCTATAGAAAAACTAAACACCAATAAAAAATCATTACTATCAAGATTAGTAGAATTAGTTAGTACAGGTACTGCACGCCCAAATTCACAAAGTGAACAAGATGAAAACATTGATGGTATTAAATATATTACCAGATATGTATACGCAGGTGAAACTACATCAAAATCAAGGGAATTCTGTAAAAAAATGGCTAATGCTAACAAAGTATACAGAAAAGAAGATATAGTACAAATGGGATCGCAAGTAGTTAATAAAGGATGGGGTGCAAGGGGTGCAGATACTTATGATATTTGGAAATATAAAGGCGGTGGTGATTGTCACCACAGATGGAATAAAAGAGTATACGCATCATTTGATGAAACAGTTGGAATAGATGTTTATTCACCAAAAGCAAAGCAGGTTGCAGTACGAAAAGCAGAAAAATTAGGTTATGTAGTTAAAAATGATCCATTAGTATCAACATTGCCAAAAGATATGCCATACAACGGATTTTTACCAACAAATAAAAGATTTAGAAAATAATGGAAGCATTATTAATTACACGTGATGATATTGTACGTTTTACCTTTTTAGGTGGTAACGTAGATACAGATAAATTTATTCAGTTCTGTAAAATTGCACAGGATATTCATATTCAAGGTTATTTAGGTACAAAATTGTTAGACAAGATTAAAGAAGATATTATAAATGATACATTAGTTGATCCTTATTTAACATTGGTAACTAAATTTGTTAAACCTATGCTTATTCATTGGGCATTACTTGAATATTTACCATTTAGTGCGTATACATTAGGCAACAAAGGAATGTATAAACATTCGTCTGAAAATGCAGAAAATGTAGATAAAACAGAAGTAAATTATTTGGTAGAAAAACAACGTGATATTGCGCAACATTATACACAAAGGTTTTTAGATCATATGTGCATTTATTCTGCAAATTACCCAGAATACAATAATACATCAAATGATGATATGCATCCTAATAAACAAAACTATTTCAAAGGTTGGTATTTATGAAAATAAAACTATATAAACCAAAAAAAGAAAACATTATCAAATTAGAATTATATCTAAAAAAATTAAAAGATGGCAAATGTAAAAATTAGTGATTTAACACCTACAACTACTTTACAAAGTACAGATTTATTAATTATATCATCTGATAATGGTGCAGGATATGATACACGTAGTATAGAAGCATCATATTTAGAAAGTGCAGGTAAAAAAAGATATATTGCAAATATTGTTCAATCAGGAGGTACTGCACCATCACTTACTACATACAGGGATGAATTTACAGGTGGTGTAATTGCATCATATATATCTGCAGGTGTTTATGAATTAGTTGGTTTTAATTCAGATTTGGCATTAGATTGTGAAGTTGAAATGAATACAGAAGTTACAGTACCAACTTGTTCTGTACATTTAATCATAACTGCAGCAGATACATTACAAATACGCACCTATGATGCTACTAATACTTTATCAGATAGTATTTTAAATGGTAACAACATCTTTTTAAAGATTACAAAATATTTATAATGAAAACTGTAATAACTACCTTTTTTGCATCATTCTTTGCTATCATTACACCTATTAAACCATTTATATTATTGGCAATTGCAGCAATAATTTTAGATACCTATTTTGGTATTTGGAAAACTGTGCAAACAAAAGGATGGAAGGCAATTAGATCACGTAGATTATCAGATACCATTACAAAGAGTTTTTTATATGTTGGTGGTATTTTAGTTATATTTTTCGCAGAAGTAAATATATTAGATGAAATCACATCTAAATACACGGAAATAGACCATATACTAACTAAAGGTTTTACATTGTTTTGTTTAATAGTAGAAGCAAAATCAATTAATGAAAGTTACTATGAAGTAAAAGGTGTTGATTTATGGAAATCTATGGTGCAGTTATTACAAAGAACACGTGAAGAATCAACAAAATTAAAAGATGGCATTGAAAAGCACGGAAAGAAGGATTGATGAATTAGAATTAGATATTGCATCAAAACAAGATGTATTAATATCAGGTACTAATATTAAAACTATCAATAGCAATTCACTTTTAGGTAGTGGTAATTTAACCGTGCAACCTACATTAGTTAGTGGTACAAATATTAAAACCATAAATACCATATCATTATTAGGTAGTGGTGATATAACAATTGGTTCTGGTATTACAATAGGTACTACTGCAATTTCATCAGGTACTGCAAACCGTATTTTATTTCAAAATGGCAGTAATGTAGTATCACAAAGTGCTAATTTAACTTTTGATAATGCATCTGGTGTTTTTCAAGGTGGTGTACGTATCATTGCAGGTACTAATGGAATGACTAATACAGGCGGTGCATTATTCGTGTATGCAGGTAATGCAAATGATAATGTACAACGAATATTTAATACTGCAGGTACATCAATTTATAATTTTCGTACTACATCAAATGGTTCTATGATGGAATTCTGTAATTCAGCAGGTACACCACAAGTTACTATAAAGGGACAATGGTCTGATGCATTAACATTTGGTGCAGGTAAGGATATTTATTTTGATACAGGTACAGGTACAAAAATAGGTGCAGCTACAAATCAGAAGTTAGCATTTTGGAATAAAACACCAATTATACAACCTACAACTGCAATTGCATCTACAACATTAGTTAGTGGTGCAGGTACTACAATTACAAGTACAGATACATTTGGTGGTTATACATTACAACAGGTAGTGCAGGCATTACGAAATATAGGATTATTAGCATAAATTATGGGATTAATTATAAATAATACAGAACAAAAAAAGATTTTTATTGCAGGTACACAATACGAATTATCTAATGTGTATGCACGAATAGAATTTGCAGGTAGAATGGATGGTAAAACATTAGAAGTTGGTAGTATCATATACGCAAGTAAACAAGCATATAATGAAAATAAACCAATATTTACTGATGTAGTAAATGATCCATTTGCAGTAGAATTATTAGTTGGTGAAATGCAAGATGTAAACACGGCATTAAATTACGCTAAACAGTATTTTGATAATTTAGGATATAATACAGAAATAGATGGTTAAAAGTTATACAGATAAACAATTATTAGATAGGGTAAAGCAATTACCAAATTTTACCTATATACCTCAATATGTATGGATATTAGGCGTGCGTTCAAATGAAGATTTAACAGATCAATATGATGATAAATTTTACATCTTCAAAGGTGAACAATTTTTATTTGTAACATCAGGTACAACAAATAAAGGTTTAAAAGGTACTGCGGTAATGCTTGCGGATATGTGGCATTATGATGTATATAAATACGGGTTGCACAGGCAAAAAATGAAAGCATTGCGACAAGTAAAAAGTATTCCGTATACACGTGATTTTGATAATGATGGTAAAACAGATGTAGTTGGTCGGATTTTTACCGATATTATATATATGAATTTTCACGGCAGCACGTATAATGAAGGCAGCGCAAATGTATCACCTAAAATTGGTGGATGGTCAGAAGGATGTCAAGTAGTACAAAAAAATACAGATTACGAAAAGATTATTAAATTATGTAAAAATCAATCATCAGTAACTTATTGTTTAATAAATGAGTTTTAACGCATTATTTTTTGAAATACAAGTATTTATATTAAAACTTTATAGAAGTATATTAAAACTAATTAAAATGGCTAAAAAGAAAAGAAATTTAGATATTGAAATCAAAACAAAGAAAGTAAATATAGATATAGAACGAAAAGATGGTAAATTATCAGTAGAAGTAGATACACCTGCAGTTGATGTTAGTGTAGAAAAAGATGCTGAAAATTTAGAAGTAGAAGTAAAAGCGGAAAACAAATTAGTAGAAAAAATTGCAAATGTTATAATTAGAAAAATAACAAAGCATAGAAAGTGATTACATCAAAAGGTATATTAACAAAAGAATATTTAGAGAAATATCCTGATTTGCCTACATTAACAATTGCCAGATATTTGTTAAATGATTTTCCTGATGTTTTTAAAAATTTAGTTAATGCCCGTACTAATGTTAGGCATCATAGAAATGAATTATGTATTTCACCACCTGCACAACCTATTTCAGAACGAACACCACAACAAAAAATGGAAGCTAAAAGATTTTCTGCATTACCTAAATCTGATTATGAAAAGCAAAAGGTATTTAATATTCCTGTTGGAAATAATCGTATTTTAGTATTAAGTGATATACATTTTCCATATCATGATGAAGAAGCATTATCAGTTGCATTAGATTACGGATTAAAACAAAATGCCAATGCTATAATTCTAAATGGTGATACGATAGATATGTACCAAGCAAGTAGATTTATTAAAGATCGCAGATTACGTGATATTGCAGGTGAATTAGAAATGACAAGAAACTTTCTTGAATTACTTAAAAATGAATTTTCATGCCCGATTTATTTTAAGATAGGAAATCATGAAGATAGATATGAAAACTATTTAAAAGTAAATGCACCTGAATTAATAGGTATTGATGATTTTAGATTAGAAAACATTTTACGATTTGGTGAATACGGGGTGCAATTAATTAATTCTAAACAACTAATTAAAGCAGGAAATCTAAATATTTTACATGGTCATGAATTTGGGCAATCTGTATTTTCACCTGTAAATGCTGCACGTGGTTTATATACAAGGGCAAAAGCATCAACAATAATAGGACACCATCATCAAACATCAGAACATTCTGAAAAGGATTTAGCAGATAATGTTGTTACTACATGGTCAATTGGATGTTTATGCGGATTATCACCAGAATATTTACCATTTAATAAATGGAATCACGGATTTGGATTTATCACTACAGAAAAAAATGGTGATTTTGAATTTCGTAACTTGCGGATAATCAACGGAAAAGCACAGTAAAATAATTTTTTTTCACTTTTTTTT